AATGGTGCCATGTATTTGGAACATGAAAATAAAAAACTTTTTGCAGGAAATCCTGCAGAAGTGGTGGATGTATGCGGATGCGGAGATACATTTTTGGCAGCATTGACTTACCGATTTCTAATGACAAACTCAATCGATGATGCTATAGTATTTGCTAATAAAGCAGCAAGTATCACAGTACAACACCGTGGCAACTATGCTCCAAATTTAGAAGAAATTAACAATGCCTGACATCGATATCGACTTTGCTGATAGAACAAAAATTCTTAATATTATTAAGAATGTTCCGGCAACATTAGAAGATGGTCGGAAACATAATACTGGAGTATACTGTCATAATATTCCAATTAATCCGTTAACCGGATCAGCCAGTATTGATTATAAAAAAGCAGAAGAAAGAGGTTATTTTAAAATAGATTTCCTCAATGTTAATATATACCAAGATATTCAAAACGAAGAACATTTAAATAAGTTATTACAGAAGGAGCCTTTATGGGATTTACTTTTGGAAGAGAAATTCGTAGATCTGTTATTTCATTTGAACGGGCACCAGGATATACTGAAAAAGACTTGCCCTACTTCAGTGGAACAATTAGGTGCAGTCCTAGCTATGATACGACCAGCGAAGCGTTACTTGATTGGGAAGGATTGGAATGCGATTATGAAGGAAGTTTGGACGAAACCGGAGAATGATGAATATTACTTTAAAAAAGCTCATGCAATAAGTTATGCCATGGCTGTAATCGTACACATGAACTTATTGTGTGAGCAGATTAACTCCGAGCAGGCTTTACAGACCTAACTAATTGGATTGATTTTCTTTTAATTCTTTTTTCTGCGATTTCACTAAGGTTGACAGCAGGTCCGAATATTAATTCGACATCTTTACTGCTAAAAGTCTTTATAGAATATCTAAATACCTGCATTTCTTTTTTAAGAAATATATTAATAGGTATTTTACGATTTGATTCCCACCACCAAGTTTCCCCTAACTCTAAAAATAGACGTTTTTCTGAGTCGGTTAACATCTTAGAAATGTCATATATACTAGTGATATTATTGTCATGATTAATGATGATGCCTACGTACTCAATATCATTGGATTTGATACAGGATATAAACGGATGATTTTGTTGAAAATCGGAATTTTTGGACATCTTTATCAATAAATACTTATTATGCAAAGTCTACCAATCTATTTATATCCAAATACTCTCGATGTTATACTAGATTTGGATCCAGATGTACTAGGAGTTAATCGAGTCATGTACCAACGAGATTTAAAAATACAAAAAGGTGTTAAAAATAATGTACAAATCCAGTTTAAAAATAGTGATCAAAAAAGATTACCCATTTTTAACACTAGTACCTATGTTTTTAATATGTTTGATCCCAGCAATAATAAACTCGTACTACAAAAACAACTAAAAATCCTTGATGATACGGTAATTTTGTATCAAACACAGGATCAAACTTCTACTGGAAATACCCTAACCTTTAGCACTTCTACTACAGGAATTTCTGTTGGACAAACTGTTTCAGGATTTGGTATACCACCAAATACTATTGTAGTCAGTGTCTCGACGGGCACAGTGACACTCAATAATCCTACTACTTTAGTTGTTACATCTTCTACTAGCATTACATTTAATACCATTGGATTACGTGGGTTAGGGTTATTAAATTTCTTGGAAAATGATACTGTAAATTTAGATCGCGGTTCTTATCAATATTCTGTAACCTATCAAGATCCTACGGACGGTACTTTTGAAGTTGCATATGCTAATACATATTATGACATTGCTGGCACTATATACTTAAATGATCAAGTATATCCACAATTACAACCCAGTCAAAAATTATCATTTTTATCAAATTACAACGATTCTACATTTAGCTATGAATGGAAAAGCGGAAACATATACGCTTATCCGGAATATAAAAGCCCTGCTGCATTGCATACCATGGCACTGTATATGGGGTCTGTAAAACCATTCATTGGAACTGTTTACATTTACGGAACATTACAAAATGATCCAAACAGTTTTGGAAAATACGCCCTTATAGCAACTAGAGAATATAACGGATTTTCTGGAATAGACTATATCAATTTTAATGGATTTTTTACTTACGTTAGCGTAAAATATGTTCCTGCTGCTGCACCCGGCGCCGGATACAATAACAACGATCCTAACTATTACGGATCATTTGACTATGTGCTGTATAGAAGCTAAACTTGTTTAGTGAACGAAATACAGACTGCATTACTATCTTTACTGCCCGGTAAAAGAAAAGCCACCCCTAGCGGATGGATAAGCTTCAACGCGGTCTGTTGTCATAATAACGGCGAAAGTAAAGATACCAAAAAACGCGGCGGAGCATTAATTAATCCTAACGGAGGATTTACTTACCATTGCTTTAACTGTAATTTTAAAGCAGGATGGACTCCGGGAAAATTAATCAGTGCCAATACTAAAAAATTATTTACTTGGTTGGGATTAAGCGAAACAGAGTTGGGTAAACTGGGTCTAATCGCACTTAAACTTAAAGATAATCAACCCGTCAGCAAAAAAGAATTACAATTTGAATTAGAAGAAAGACAACTTCCTAAAGATTGTTTTAGCGTTCGTGAATGGGAAGAATTTCACTGTGACGATGATGATTTTCAAAAATGTCTACAATATATAAAAAATAGAGGACTTGCTCTAACATCTTATAATTGGCATTGGAGTGCAGCCGAAGGATATCGAGATCGCGTGATCATTCCGTTTTATCATAATGGTAAGATTGTAGGATATACTGGTAGAAAAATTACTGACGGTAAACCAAAATATCTTACAGATGCACAACCTGGTTATGTTTTCAATTTAGATAGACAACAAGACGATAGAGCATATATAATAGTTGTCGAAGGACAGTTTGACGCTATTAGTATAGACGGTTGCGCAATAGCACATAACGAACCAAATGATACACAATGCGCTAGAATAAATGCATTAGGTAAAGAAGTTATTGTTGTTCCGGATCGAGATGCGGCCGGAGCAAAAATGCTAAAGGCAGCGTTAGACAATAAGTGGTCCGTAAGTCTCCCACCGTGGGAGGATGATATCAAAGATGTGGCAGACGCAGTAAAAAGATACGGCAGACTGTATGTGCTAACTACTATACTTCACTACAGAGTCAACGGCGAGATTAAAATAAATTTATTAAAGAAAAAGTTAAGGGCATTAAATGAATAAAACAAATTATGATTACGATGTACAAAAATTATATCTGGAGATGTTTCTTTCAGATGCCGACACTTTTGTAAGATGCCAAAATATCTTTGATCCAGAAAACTTTAATCAAAAATTAAGAGCAGCAGCTGAATTTATAAACGATTATGTGGACGAATATAAAGTAATGCCCGAAGCCGCAATCGTTAATGCCAGCACACGCAGTGATTTTAATCCGGTACCATTGCCTAGAGAAAATTACGAATGGCTAATGGATGAATTTGAAACTTTTAGTCGGCATAAAGCACTGGAACGCGCTATTATTAAAAGCAGTGATTTACTAGAGGCGGGCGACTACGGCCCAGTAGAAAAGCTAATCAAAGATGCTATTCAAATAAGTTTAAACAAAGATATGGGCACAGATTACTTTGAAGATCCTAGAGCTAGATTGAACTTGCTTAAGAGCAGCAACGGGCAAGTTAGCACAGGTTGGCCGGGCGTAGATAAAAAATTATACGGCGGGTTCAATCGTGGAGAGCTGAATATATTTGCAGCAGCATCAGGCGGCGGTAAGAGTTTATTCTTGGCCAATATGGGAATAAACTGGGCCATGATGGGTTTGAATGTAATCTACTTAACTTTTGAGTTGAGCGAGAATTTAGTGGCCATGCGTTTGGATAGTATGATTACAGGTATTGGCACACGTGAAATATTCCGTAATTTGGACGATGTAGAACTTAAGGTTAAAATGGCCGGAAAAGGCGCTGGAAGCATACAAATCAAGTATATGCCCAGTGGAAAAAATTGTAACGATATTCGAGCCTATTTGAAGGAATATCAGGTCAAAAAAGGTGTAAAACCTGACGTTTTATTAATAGATTACCTCGATTTGATGATGCCTTTGTCAGTTAAGGTATCGCCCAGCGATTTGTTCGTAAAAGACAAATATGTGTCGGAAGAGATTAGAAATCTAGCTATGGAAACCCAATGTATAACTGTTACAGCTAGTCAGCTAAATCGCGCAGCAGTTGAAGAAATTGAGTTTGATCATAGTCATATTTCTGGTGGTTTAAGCAAGATTATGACCGCAGACAATGTCATAGGAATCTTTACTAGCCGTGCTATGAAAGAGCGTGGACGCTATCAAATACAGTTTATGAAAACTCGTAGCAGTAGCGGCGTGGGTCAAAAAGTTGAACTGGACTTTAATGTAGATACATTAAGAATTACAGATTTGGGCGAGGATGAAGAACAAAGTCTAGCACAACAGCGTGTATCTGGAACTAGCAGTATCATGAAAGGATTAAAACGTACTAGCAGTATTACTAATACAGAAGTGGAAGTGGACCCTACACAGGGCATTAGCGTTAGTAAGATTACCAGTAAGTCCGCGGCTCCAGCTATCCGCAGTATGTTGAATAATCTAAATCCTGAAAAAGATTAAAGCCACTCGCTGACTTTGATTTTGGCAGCATCTTTAATAGATTCTAACCATAATTCTTCAGGAGGTATTTCAAATACATTTTCTATATTGGCAGGTACAATTTCCCATCTGTAGGGTTCTTGGGGATTAGCACAGCGTGGATCTAACATTTCATCTAATCTACCATCTTCCCATAACCAATAACCCGCACAGGCTTTGAAATAATGTGGCCCGGCTCCTTGGCTGATAGCGGTTAATACACTGATATCATTTGTGATACCTATTTCGCTATTGAGCGCAATAGTACTCATACCTCTCCAGTCTAGACTGTGTATCACATGTATCTTATTAACACTGATATTCCCACCATACCATACAGGATCACTACCTATATAGGGTATACCCATTCCAGCACTTATATTGGCTAAATTGATTTCCTCATGAACAGCATTAATTTGTAATGCTATTCCTACGGAATTAGTATGCGTTACTAATAATAATACCGCACGATTTAGATAATCCTTGGG